TAATCAGCTTCCGCTAATCACGCAGGTATCGGGCGGCAACAATGTCGTTCTATGGGTTCCCGATCAGGGTGATAGCCGCCGCGCATCAATCACAACGCTGATTGAATATATCGAAGCGAATATGGATGGCGTTGTTTGCAACTCCGTTCAGACACAGCCTTCGACCTTTGCGCAGCTTCCTAGTGCTGTCGGCCTGACTGGTGGACGTGCATTCATCACTGATGGCAGCACAGCAACCTTCGGCGCAACTGTTGCTGGCGGCGGATCTAACAAGGTTCCCGTTTACAGCGATGGCGCTGTCTGGAAAGTCGGCTAATTGAAAAAGGATTCGCGCCTCGCCCGTGCTGGTGTGAGCGGCTATAACAAGCCCAAGCGCACGCCCGATCACCCGAAGAAGTCGCATATCGTTGTGGCTAAAGAAGGTGATAAGGTGAAGACGATCCGCTTTGGTGAGCAGGGCGCGAAGACTGCCGGAAAGCCTAAGAAGGGCGAACCCGAAGCCATGAAAAAGAAACGCGCATCCTTTAAAGCCAGGCACGCAAAGAACATCGCTAAGGGCAAAATGTCAGCGGCGTTTTGGAGCGACGCCGTAAAATGGTGACGTAGGTTTCTGAATGTGATAAGTGTCCTTCCAAGGAGTTTTTAAATGACCCGTTCCTTCTCTCCTGCTCAAAACAAGACTGTCAGCATTGACGTTTCTGCAACGTCTCAGCGTGTCTTGGTTGGCAATTGCAATGCACCGATTACCGTTCGCATTATGAACAACGGCACGGCCACAGTTTGGATTAACTGGGGCGATGTGACTGTCACTGCGACCACGGCGAACAGCCTTCCGGTTGGCCCTGGCGTTCATGAAGTGCTGACGTTAAGCCCTGATCAGGGTGGCTTGCTTTACATTGCTGCGATTGCTGCTGGCGTATCTGGTCGCATCTTCTTCACTGAAGGTTACGGTATCTAATGTCTATTCACTGGGGTGGACGCGGCGCTGGGCATATTAATCGCCTACCTCGCGCTATTGGGCAAAACCCATATAGTGGCGCGACGATGCTGCTCGACTTCACGAACCCAGTATTAGATCCCCGCATCACCTTCTCACGCGGCACGGGAGCCACTCGCGTCAATGCGTCTGGCTTTGTCGAGACGGTTGGGACCACCACCCCCCGCTTTGACTATGATCCTGTCACGCTGGCACCTCGCGGCCTGCTGATCGAGGAAGCGCGGACGAACCTTGCGACGTATTCGGAGCAGTTTGATAATGCTGCTTGGGTTAAAGAGGGAGCAACGGTTACCGGAAATGCTACGGCATCACCGGATGGCACGATAAACGCAGATACCATAATCGAAAGTGCCACCACTGGTGTACACAGGATACAGCAGGCGCAAACATTAGTTTCTTCGACGGCGTACACGTTTAGTGTGTTTGTAAAGAGAGCCTCGGGTTCCCGCAATCTGTCTATAAATTGCAGCACCATCGGCAACGCGCAAGGTCTTTATGACATCGCGGCGGGGGTAGTAATTGGCACGGCTGGCACGGCTGCAAACCTATCTGCGTCTGTACAAAAATTCGCCAACGGGTGGGTTAGGTGTACTCTGACAATGACGGGCACTGGCACCCCCAACAATGTGTACTTGCAGTTGGCCCCATCTACTGAAACAAACCCAGCTTGGGGTGCGTCTTACACAGGTGATGGCACATCAGGCATCTTTGTCTACGGCGCACAACTCGAAGCAGGCGCATTTGCCACCAGCTACATCCCCACGGTTGCCTCTACGGTTAGCCGCTCGGCTGATAACGCATCCATGACGGGGACGAATTTCTCGACTTGGTATAACCAGACCGAGGGGACGTTTGTTGTTAATCTGACGCCGATAGGTATGCCAGTAGGTGCGTCTAACACACGGTATCTAGAAGCCAATGATGGCACAGCTAATAATCGCAAACCTTTGTTATTTGCGGCACCAGCAGGCACAAGTGCAGCGCAATATCGCGTAGCTGGGGCCGATCAAGCGGTGCTTACCTCGTCGGCTGGAGCATTTGCTGTCGGGACCAATTTACGTGTTGCCACTGCTTACGCAGTCAATGATTTTGCTGCTTCGTATAACGGCGCTACCGCTCTTACGGACGCCTCCGGTTCGGTCAGCAATACGGCAACTCAACTTACGATAGGCTACGCCACTTCAGGCGCTGGCAGTGAAATATACAACGGCCACATCCGCGCCATTGCCTACTACAACACGCGCCTACCGAACACGCAGCTCCAGACGCTGACCGCGCCATCACTGGCCTCGCCGCTGGCACTGGACTTCATCTCGCCAACCTACACGGTGGGGTACTGATATGGCTACTACGACCTTCAACGATTTAATAACCTTCAGCCGTGGCAGCAACGCAACCGTCACCGGCCCGAATGGCCTGATCCAGTGGGCACCGAGCAATCTGCTGACGAACTCGCAGGATTTTGAGAGTTCGAACTGGGGTAAGGCTGGTTTGGGGACGGGTTCAGCACCCGTTGTTACTTCGAATGTTGCAGTCGCGCCCGATGGCACTACGACCGCTGATCTGGTCGCGTTCAATCGTGGCGCAGGCAACGCTATTGGCGACCGCTCTACTCTTAGCCAGCTACCGACAATCCTTAATGGTTACGCCTACGCAGCAACGATTTACATCAAGGCAGCAACTGCTGGCGACATTGGCAAGCAGATTGCCTTCCGTGGCGTAGCAGGCGTCGGCTATCAAGTAGTTACCTTAACAGCCGATTGGGTTCGCATCTCTACAGTTGAAACATCAACCGGCACTGCGGGTAACTTTGAACTTGCCAGTCGCGGCACTGTTTCGGCTGACAATCAAGTGTCTGCTCACGTCTGGGGCGCACAACTCGAACTCGGCCCCACCGCGACCACCTACAACAACACCAGCGTCCGCAACCTGCTGGGGTTCAGCGAGGCGTTTGATACGGCAAACTGGAACAAGACTGGCGTGTCTATGGTTCCAAATGCGCAAGCTAATCCGGTCAATGGGTTATTCAACGCACAAAAGCTGATGGAGAACACGGCCAACGTCCTGCGCTTTACAGCGGTCACGGCTAATCAGACCGGCACTTTTAACTATTCGGTATACATGAAAGCTGCGGGCCGAACCACTGCTGCGCTTGGCCGATCAAGCGATAGCAGCGCCGTAAAGTTTGACTTGGTGAATGGCGTCGTTCTTTCCGCTGGCTCTGGGTGGACAAACGCCAGTATCACATCTGTCGGCAATGGCTGGTATCGTTGCGCAGGCAATATAACCTTGTCTGCCGCATGGGTATTTATCTCGCCCAACGACGCTGTATCCTACACAGGCGACGGCAACTCCGGCGTTTACATCTACGGCGCGATGCTATCCAACAGCGCCAGCCTCGATCCTTATGTGCCAACCCCCGGTGCGGCACCGAGCAGCACTGCCTATTACGGCCCCCGCTTCGATTACGACCCCGCGACGCTCCTGCCGCGTGGGCTTCTGGTGGAAGAGGCTAGGACGAACTTGGCTTTGCGCTCTGCGGAGTTTACCAACGCTAGTTGGACCAAGAGCAACGCAACCGTAACTGCAAACGTTACGAACGCACCGGACGGCACGGCAACTGCGCTTAAGTTGGCAGAAGATGCCGCCACAGGCTTTCACGGGATCAACCAGCTTGCCACGCTAGTTTCAGGAACCGCCTATACGCAAACCTTCTTTGTGAAGGCAGCGGAACGTAACTGGATTGCTTTGACTGAAGGCAATAACGTCACAGCCACGGCATACTTCAATCTTGCAACTGGCGCGATTGGCACAGTTTCTGGCACTGGTTCACCTTCCGCAACCATTGTGCCGTTTGGTAACGGTTGGTATCGCGTCTCGCTTACCTTCACGCCTATCGCCAACGCCGGAAACATCCAGATACGAACGGCGACCGCTGACGGAACTGCCAACTATGCTGGCACTGTCGGTTCTGGCGTTTACGTTTGGGGCGCTCAACTCGAAGCCGGTGCCTTCGCCACATCCTATATCCCCACCATCGCCAGCACGGTCACACGCTCGGCAGATGTCGCTACGATCACGGGGAGCCTGTTCTCGCAGTGGTATAACCAGCAGACAGGTAGCTTCATCGCAGAGTGGGCGATCAACAACGCCAACTCTACAGGCCGCTACATCGTCAAGGCATTCTCGCCGTCTGTGGCGCAGGGTTATGGGCTTTGGCTCAACTCTAACAGCATCGACACGCGGGCTTGGATAGGCGCGACCAGCATTACAGCCGGTAATGCCGCCCTCTCTACCGCCAACAAAGCCGCTTTCGGCTATCGCGCTGGCGATAACGCAGCGTCCGTGAACGGCATAGCAGCCGTGGCAAGCTCCGCTACCGGCCCAACCGACGCTACGTATCTTGAGATAGGCAGTGCAGGTGCGTCTTACTTTAATGGCTGGCTCCGCTCCATCCGCTACGTCCCCGTCCGTGCTGCGGACTTCCAACTCCAACAGGTAACGACATGACGATAGATTACTGCTTGAAGAACGCTGACGAAGCCGAATTTAATAAGCTCATGCTGGCGACAGGTCTATGCGTGGAAGTCACCGAAGGCGAAGGCAAGGAAGCTGTCACTACCATCGTGCCTGCGTCCTACGAGGTATTGATCGACCGCATCGGGCCTATCACGATGGGCGATGTGACTTATCCAGAATATTACACCAACCTGCGGATCTTGGGCCTACTCAACGAAGAGCAGGTCAAGGCAATTGACGTTTATGCGATTGATCCGTCTCAGCCTCAGTATCGGGTTTTCCTTTAAGCTATGACTCAAATACCGCTGATCAATGGGATATTTGCCGATAACGGACCTGACTTTCGCACGTCATACGTTATTAATATGATCCCTGTTCCCAAAGCCAATGGGATCAGCGAAGGCTTTTTGCGTCCTGCTGATGGCCTTATTGCCAATGGCACAGGCCCTGGCGTTGATCGCGGCGGCATCAATTGGAATGGTGTCTGCTATCGGGTGATGGGTTCCAAGCTGGTCACTGTCGGCCCCACCGGCACGATCACAATCCTTGGCGATGTTGGTAACGATGGCAATCTGGTCACGCTTGACTATGACTTCGACCAATTGGGCATAGCGTCAAATAACAATCTGTTCTTTTGGAATCCGACC